GAGTGAGATAGATACTACTAGCTCATCCACAGAAAAAGAAGAAGTAGCATACGAAGTAGAGAATGAAGAACCCGAAGAAAAGATAGAAGTTGTTGAAGAAGTAAAAGAAGAAGTAAAGGCAGCAAAAGAAATACCAGAGTTAGAGGGTATTGATACTGATGGTGCTTCTAAAAGAATACAACATCTAGTTAAGCAGAGAAAAGAACGTGAAGAAGCTTTAATAAAAGCTCAGGCACGTATAGAAGCTTTAGAGAAATCTCAATCAGAAATGACTAAAGGTTCTTTAAATCTTAGAGAGACTGCTAATACTAGTAATGAAAAGTTACTTCAGCAAAACTTAGAGATGGCTAAACAAGGTTATCTTGATGCCTATGATAGTGGCAATAAAGAAAAGATGTTAGCTTCTCAGGAAGCAATATCTAAAGCACAAGTAGACTTAAATGATATTAGTAAAGATAAGAGTCATCTGGAACGTGTTAAGAAAGAAGTAGAAGCTCAGCCATACCAAGGTATGCAAGCTCAAGCCCAACCTCAAGCTCAGACACAACAACAAGAGTTTGATCCGGTGGCAGTAGAGTGGAGCAAGAAGCCAGATAACAATTGGTTTGGACAAGATCAAGTCATGACAGCCTCAGCATTGGCAATAGATATGCAGCTGAAGCAAGAAGGATATGATCCAAGTTCATCAGAGTTTTATGAAGAAGTTGACACTAGAATGAAAGTTAATTTCCCTCATAAATTCGGGGAGGGTCAACCGAAGAAGGCCCCTCGACAGGTAGTAGCAGGAAGTTCACGAACTCCTCCTACTTCTAAAAGTAAGAAGGTTACATTAACTCAAGCCGATGTATCCCTTGCTAAGAAGTGGAATATACCTTTAGAGAAGTATGCAGCCGAGAAGCGAAAAGCAGAAACTTCAGGTGAATATACTAACATAGATCGTGGATAGAAGGGTGCAAAAATGAATAAATCACGTAATACGGAAACAAGAGAAGAACAAACAAGAGAGTATACATACGAAGAACCTAATCTGTTAGATATTCCAGATGACGTTTATGATCGCTTTTTAAGCCAAGGACTGGCACTACGTTGGATACGTATATCTTTAAAAGGAGATGATGACTATAAAAATGTGGGAAGAAAAACACAACAAGGTTATGAGTTTGTAGACCCGAATGATGTTCCGGAAATGTTACCAACGTCTGTCGTGCAAGACACAGGTCGCTATAAAAACTGCGTTGTTCGAGGGGATGTCGCCCTTGCCAAGATAGCCAAAGGACAAGCAGAAGCCAGAAATAAGTATTATCAAGATAAATCAGATAGTATGATTGATGCTGTAAATCAGCAATTGATGTCACACTCTGACTCTCGTATGCCTATTTCAAATAATAGCAAGAGTAAAACTACAGTAGGAAGACAACCAAAGTTTTCGTCTTAGTACTGTAATTTTTTTTTGTAACTGACTAACCACACGAGGGAGAAACAAAGTATGTCTAGTACTTTATCACCAAACGGATTAACTCCGTCTCGCAGATGGGGAAGTTCATCTAATAGTACAGGAACTAACATGTACAATATTGCTGATGGTTATGCCACAGCTTTATTTACAGGAGCTCTTGTAGAAGTTTCAGCAGGTAATATAACAATTCTTGCTAATTCTACTAATTCAGGTGCAAAACCTATCGGAGTATTTCAAGGCTGTCAATATACAGCATTGAACGGAACACCAACATGGTCATCTTATTGGCCAGCAGCAACTAGTGTAATGACTGGTTCACAAGCAATAGGTTATGTATGTGACGATCCATATGCTACTTTTATGATACAAGCAGATGGTCCTGTCTCAGCACAAAACTTAATGACAACAAACTACGAAGTCAACATTGGCACAGGAGGCTCTACTTTTACAGGAGTTGATAACACATCACTAAAATATAATAGTGGGGTTACAACAGCTTCAGCATTAGTACGTCCTATAGCCTATGAAGCGACACCGGGAAATACCCAAGCTTCTGCTTACCCAAGATTAGAAGTAGAATTAATCCACCACGCACTTAGACAAGGTGCCGTATCTTAATAGAAAGGGAGAAATCACATGGCTGCTATTAATAGAGCTAGTATTGCGAAGCAACTTGTTCCCGGACTTAATGCTATATTCGGCATGGAGTACGGAGAAGTTGTGGATGAATTAACACCATTATTTGAGACTGAAAGTTCAGACAGAGCATTTGAAGAAGAAGTACTCTTCACAGGTTTTGGATCAGCTCCAGTTAAACAAGAAGGTGCTGCTGTAACATATGATACTGCACAAGATTCATATACAGCAAGGTATACTGCAGAAACAATTGCATTAGCCTTTAGTGTAACAGAAGAAGCTATGGAGGATAATCTTTATGATACATTCTCTAAACTTCGTGCACGAGGTCTTGCAAGAGCGATGGCAAATACTAAACAAGTAAAAGGTGCTGATATCTTTAATCAAGGATTCAACACTAATTATGGTGGTGGAGATGGAGTTCCTTTATTCTCTGCTTCTCATCCAATCATTGGTGGTGGAGTTCAAAGTAATTTGATTGCTACTAATGGTACAACTGACTTATCTGAAGCATCACTTGAATCTGCTTTAGTATCTGTTCAACTTGCTAAAGATGACAGAAACATTCTGATCGGTACAAATGGATTATCAATTCATATTGCACCACACAATCAGTTTGCTGCTGCTCGTCTATTAGACAGTCCTTACAGACCGGGTACTGCTGACAATGACATTAATGCAATTAACCATGGTGGTCTAGTACCTAATGGTTACTTCGTTAATAAACGATTCAGCGATGCAGATGGTTGGTTCTTGAAAACAGATTGTCCTAACGGAACTAAAATGTTTAACAGAACACCATTGCAAACACAGATGTTACCTGACTTTGATACTGGAAACCTAAGATATAAGGCTAGAGAAAGATATTCTTTCGGTTGGTCTGATTGGAGAGGTTACTTCGGTTCATCTGGAAGTTAACACTTAGAACATAGGGGAGAGTAACTTAATAAAATTAGGTTCGAACTCTCCCCTTTTTAATAATTACTTCTGACAGCGAAAGCTGACATTAGCCACGACAGGAGAAATAACATGGCGAATACGACTTTTTCAGGACCAATAAGAACGGGTTCTATTTCACAAACTACTGGAACAGCAGTAGGCGATGACGTTAAAAACATAGGTTGGGTACAAAGCTCTCAAGCTTTCTTTGTATCAGTTGCTGATACTACTTTAGCTACAACAGTTGTTATACCAGCACGTAGTATGATTACTTCAATTGATACACATGTAACAGCACTATTTAATTCAGGAACAGCTAATACTTTTGATATAGGTGTCTCGAGTAGTATTGATAAATATGTTGACGCATTTCCAAGATCAGGTACTTTGGGTTTTTATCCCTTAAGTGGAGCTACTGCTAAAGTAGCAGCATGGACTGATACACAGAAAGATGATGTAAGAATAATTTGCACACATACTGCAACAGGTAGTGCAGGTACTACTGGTGGAATGTATGTAATCATTAATTATCTACAACATCGTAACTTTAATAATGTAGTGGATGTTGTTACTCCATAACTTAATTTCCATAAGTATTAAGTTTAGTTTATAATAGGGGAGGAGTAATTTTCTCCCCTGACAATTGGAGTAAAAGATGGCAACAAATATTAGAAGTGCTTTCGCAAGTTATAAAGTTTCAACTGGTGGTGGCATGAATATGGTAGACTTACAAACAGGTGTGTCTATTATAGATACCCGTATAAGAGGTTTTGGTTATGCTGGTTCTGCACAGAATACAATAATAAGATTGGCTGATTCAAAAGGAACAATAGTAGAACAACCAATTATATATTCTGGTGGAGATGCTGATACAATTTATTTTGATGCTTTAGGTATTAGAGTAAATGGAAAAGTTTCTATGACAATGGTAAGTGTAGCAGCAGATGGAGCTCAAGCTATTGTTTCTACTTCTGATCCTAAATCACGTACCTATATTTATTACGGATAGTTAAATGAATTATACTGCATTAGTAAGTTCAGTTATAGCAACCACAGAAAGTGAATCTGCAGAGTTTATTGGTCAGATTCCTAATATGGTAGGTAGAGCTCAAGACAGAATACTTGGGGACATAGATGATATTGGTTTAACTAGTTACGTAAGTATCGCAGTAAGTATTAATAATCCTTTTATAACAGTACCATCTGGTACACAATTAGTAAAAGGATTAGTACTAGATACTGCTGGTTCTAAAGGTTCTTTATTACAAAGAGAGTATGACTATGTAGTAGACTACTGGCCTGTTGAAGCTTCTGTTGGTACACCTAGATACTATGGTTTTAAAACTAATACACAAATTAAGATAGCTCCTACTCCAGAAGCAACTCTGAATGCAGAGATAGCTTATCAAACTAATCTCACTACACTAACATCAGCAACACAATCAAATTATCTTACAGAGTTCTGCCCATCATTATTGTTTGATGCAACTATGATAGAGGCTACATACTTCATGAAAGACTATGCAGTACTACAAGCATGGCAACAAAATTATGCAGCAGAAGCAGCACGAACTCGTAACAGAGCAAGACGATCTAGAACTAATACAATGCAAGATAACTGGAGTCCAGCAGGAACTCCTGACACAGTACAAAAGGGAGGAAGCTAACATGGCTACTAGTGCATACAGAGGAATACCAAATAATAAAAAAAAGACTTCGTTTCATAGCCCACCTAAGCCACAAATGACAGGGAAAAGAACTTCATTTAAGAGTGCATCAAAAGGAAGATTTGGTGGACCAAGAGATTCTTTAAAAGAAATTAGAAAAAAACCTGATGTTAAAGAAACTTCTAAAAAAACTCCTATGAAAAAATCTAAGTATGCTCATA